TAATGACTCACCATCTGATAGTACAGATAGCTTAGAGTATATATCTTCTACAAGTGTGTCTAGTTTTTTCATAAGTTTTCCTCTTCGTGTTTCTTTAAATACCTTAATGCTTTTTCTAAACCTTCAATGTTGTCACCTAGTTTTCCTATTCCTTGATTACAGTGCATACATAAAAAACCTCTGAACTTTAGTGTGGTGTGATCATGGTCAAACTGTAAAGATTTCTCACTTTCTTTACCGCAACACGCACACAACCCTGTGTTTAGATGCTCAAAGAGCGGTCTTTCTTTTCGTCTCCAGTTACGCTCTAAGTTTGAACAAGGTGAGCATCTACTATCGAACCCTGCTACACCTGATTTATGAAACATTTTTATAGGTTTTTCTTTTTCACATAGCTTACATACTCTCTTTTCTCCAGTGTAATCTTTATAGTCAACCTCATGTTCAATCTCAAAAAGCTCTATCTGTTTGTCGGGTAATTGCTTAGTGTGTTTCACTCCAGTTCCCTCCATATTTATATTCACCGTCTAAAGGACAGTTCATTTTAAAATGATCGCCTGCTTCTATTATAGACCTAACACCTATCGAACCTATCAGGTCTGCTGTTTGTTTAGGTGCTTCCATTTGCCACTCATCATGTATGTTGGCTACGAACTTATGCTCTAGTCCTGCTTCTTTAAGATGCTTATCAAATATAACAAGAGCTTTCTTCATAACGATAGCTCCTGCTCCTTGTAGCAAAGTATTCAAAGATGAGTGCGCGTTGCGTATAAATAATTTTCTACCATCTAATGCTTTAATGTATCCCTTTGCTGCCGCTCTCGTAACTCTATCTCTAAGAGATTTAAATGATGGCTTATTATCAAAGAACAATTGTCGAGATCTTCTACCATCTTCTTTATTGCCGCCAACCACGCTGCCAAGCTTTTGATCTCCTGCTCCGTACATGAGAGCGTAGATAAATGTCTTCGCCTGATCTCTTGATTTAAGTCCTGCAAGTTTTTGATTAGCGGAGTGAATGTCTCCATTAAGTATTTCATTTGTAAACTCCTCATCTTTCATATAGTGGGCTAACATTCTTATCTCTAAACCTGACGCATCTATTCCTAGTAGTACATTACCTTCGTCTACTGTCCAACACGCACGACACTCCTTGCCGTAGGGTTGTCTAAGACTAGGTATCTGTGCGGTGTTAGGGTTGCGGTGTGTCATGCGACCAGTGATAGCACCGTTAGGTATAACAAATCCATGTATCCTACCATCTTCCTTGACTGCTTTAACCCACGAATCAATGTGAGCTATACGTTTTTGTAACAGTAAGAACGTAGCAATTAAACTTGCTTCGTGTATATGTGTTACTTGTTCTAAAGTTTTCTCATCTACGATAGGCTGACCAGTAGGTGTAAACCTATCTGGCTTCCACCCAAAGTCAACTAAGTATTCTCCTATCTGTTTACGACTACCAAGATTAAAGTCAACTAACTTCCTGCGCATGAACGGTTCAGCAGAAGAGTTAGGATGTAGTGTATCTTGATATACTTGTTTGTATTCATCATCAGTAAGACCACGTTTAGATAACGTACCATCTTTCTTTATGTAAGGAGTAACTAACTTATCATCTACCCATCTAGGTTTGAAAGTACCATGTACTTCATCTTCAATCTTTTGTTTCTTCTCTCTTAGTTCAGCAAGTAATATCTCAGCATTAAAGCTGTCAAATTTAAAACCGTTGTCTTCTTGCTTCTTCATTATCCTTGCAACGTCATGTTCAATCTCTACACTCTCCGTAGAAAACTGTTTAGATTCTAATCGTAAAGCTTTGAATACCATAGTGTTTAACTGTACATCTTGTACACAATACTTCATCATCTCTGGTGAGTAGTTTAAATAGTCTACAAAATTAATCTTAGGATAATTTAATTTATATCCCCATGCTCCTAAACTATGACCGCCTTCTCGGATAGGATTTAATAACCTAGATAACACTAACGTATCTAAAGATTTTATGTTAGACAAGTCAACACCTGTAAGTTTTTTAATAACAGGAATGTCAAAGCCTATTATATTATGTCCTATTAATCTGTCAGCAGTAGTTAAAAACTTACAGCCTTCGTTAATCTGGTCAGGTTTAAACTTAAATATCTCACCTGACTCAGGGTTCTGACAAACAATACAATGTATCTTTGTTGCTTTAAGATCGTCTGTTTCTATATCAAATACTAAATCCATATTAAAATCCTTCGTTGTCATTTTCAACTTCTATGTCTTCGTTGTCTATTTCTTTTAGCCTGCCTGTCTCGTTATCATAAAGCAAGTGACAAGCAAGTCCTACATCACCAGTGTATCTTGATTTAAGTACTCGAACCTTTGTTGTCTGTGACTCTTGGTGATCGTCTGATTGTTGGTTACGTTCAAGCGCCAGTACACAATCAGATAGCTGTGCAATACTCTGACTTCCTCTAAGGTGAGATAGGTTTACTTCGATACCGTTCTCATGTCCTTTGTTACCGTCAATCCTACGAAGATGTGACACTAGTATAACACCTGCACCTGTCTCTTCTACAATACAACGAAGTCGTGTCATGATACTATCAATGGTACGTCTTTCATCTCCTTCTGCTGAAGCACTGACAAGCATGTGTAAGTGATCTACTACTATCCACTTACAGCCACAACCTATAATCATAAACCTTATCTTAGAAAAGATTTCATCTAGGTCGTTAGCTCCAAAGTGAGCATGTACCCACACTCTGTTCTTGTTCTGTCCGTCATAGAGAATGTCAAAGAGCTTATCTAATTCTTCTTTAGAATAACTATCTCGTACTTGATCTATGTATAACCTAGCGTTAGCTTCGATAGATAAGATACCATCAATAGTCCTGCGCCAATCTTCTTCAAGCGCAATGATACCTACGTTGTCCTTAGTCTTATTGATAAGCCAATGCTCTATCTCTCTAGTAACACTAGACTTACCAAGACCTGTACCCCCTGTAAGAGTAATCAGTTCTCCTTGTCGCATACCATATAGCTTCTTGTTAAGACCTGCATAAGGATAAGGAACACTATCTTTCTTCTCTCGGTTATGAAACTTATCTCGTTGTTCGGATACGTTAATAACACCAGACGGTGTGTAAGTTTTAGCAGACCACCAAGCTTCTGTAAACTGCTTGTGTTTGTTCTGTCGTAACATATCATTAGGATCTTTACACCCTGTAGGTAGTGTCATGATACGAGCTTTACTAGGTTTGAAAAGCCTTGCTACTTTTATGCTTGCTTCTTTACCTGCCTTGTCATTATCAAATGCAATGATAACATTTTCAAAGTCGTCAAAGAACTCAAGGCTTTCTTTTATATCTCTGACTGCGTTGCCTGCACCACGTTTGATAGAGACAACAGCCCACTTGCTACCGAGTAACTCGTAAGCTGCCATCGCATCACATTCTCCTTCGGTAATCGTTACATACTTACCACTCTTGAATAACTGCTGTCCAAATAATCCTGTATCGCTGTACGTTCCTTGTAAGAAAAATCCTTTACCATCTACGATACGACACTTGGTTGCGGATAGTTCGTGTCCGTTGTAGTACGGATAGAAATGTTTAGTTACTCTGCCTTGTAAATCGTGCTGTGCTTTCACACCATATTTTTTTGCAGTCTCTAACTTTATCTTCCTGTCTGTCAGTGCAGAATAAGTACCTGCTATATCATTTACCTGTTGTTGTTGATGAACAACCGAGCTAACTTTATTTGTTTCCATATCTTTTCCTTTGCTTGCATCATCATAGTTAGGCATGAACTCAGCACAACTAAAACACTTTGCTGATCTGTCTTTGTTGATACCAACAGCATCACTACTGCTACACAAAGGACAAGGTTGGTGTACCATATCCCATTCTTTATTATCAAACTCTGCCCTCATGCGTTGCTCCTTTTAAAATTAAGAGGCGGATAAGTTACCAACTCATCTCTTATACTGTTGTAGTGTTGCCTCTATTGTTAAGTTTAATTGTTAGATTTTAATGCATCTTCTCCTTCTACCAATTCTTCATCATCTTCTCCTGTTGGTTTAGCATCTGCATTAACAATACTAATTATCCTACCTGAAAAAAAGTTAACGCTTGCATCTAATTCTTCCATGTCTAAAGCAAGGGTTGCTTTCTTTTGATTCAATCTTTGTAGCCTACCAAAGATACCTTGCGCTTCTTCTGGTAAATCCTCTACCGAAATCTGCACATCATCAATAGTAACAAAAGGTTTCTGTTCCTCAACCATATTAAAACTCCTCGTTATCTAAGTCACCGCTATCTTCATAGTCAACAAGCTCGTTAACTTTGACGGCAACTAACTCACCAAACGTACCATAAGAAGTGCTATAAGGTCTTACTTTAACTGTAATGTTAGAGCCGTTACCTATCAAACAATCTAAAGGATTACCGTCTGAGTCAACAAGCTTCGGTGCTTTGTTAGCTACTCCATCTTTCTTTCTTATCGCAGTCTTACTGAACATGAACGCAGGCTCATCATACTTAGTATTGCCTGCTCTATCAGTAGACTGTTTAAGACCTGCCGCTTCTAAATCAGAAGCTGTATCTGTATCAGTCAAGATAGTAACCATGTATTTGTGTGGCTCAAAACGTGTGTTAGGTACAGACACGTTAGCCCACATTGCTTTTCCTGTTGCGTACATCATTGTTGCTTACCTCTTATTGCTGTGAAAAATTAGTCTGGTTTTATAATTGTAAGACCAGAAACTTACTCGCTTGGTTAAGCGAACAAACAAAATATAAAGGAAGGTGATACATGAGGGCTACAATATCTTGTTTGTAATTTTAATCTGTGTATTATACACTAACAAACCCTCAATGTCAATAACTTTATAAAGTATTATAAAGATAATAAAAAAATTAATAATAATTAGTTTCAATATCTGTAATAGTTATAAGATTATATCATAAGTCAAACAGAAAGTCAAGCCTGTTTCTTTTTGTTTTTATCTGTTCGTCATTGTCATAAGTCTCGTTGCTTTCTTGGTTAGTATCTACACAAGGACACTCAGAATAATAATCATCTACTATTTTATTTAGTATGCCTTCATCCATTGTACTCAATGTAATATCTCCTTTGCTTCGTTAAGTTTTCTTTCTGCGGATGCAAAACCTGATGCCATTCCTATTGTTTCTTCAACAGTCATCGGGTTCATCAGCCTCGTTAGTAATATGCAAGCTATTTGTTTGACAGTAATCTCATCTTCCCTCTCTATCTGCATCACATATTCTGCAATTCTTTGATGTCTCTTACTACCTATCATTAGCTCTTCTCCTCGTCATAAACAATAGGTTCTAGTTCTTCTTGCATTTGCTCAGAGTATGTTGGCTCATCATCAATAGCCTGTTGCATTGCGTTGTACTCAAACTCTATCTCTTGATACTTACCGTCAGCATAGCTCGGTATGATGTGCTTACCTGCGTTCATGTTATCTAACTCTGCCTTCCAAGCAAGCTGACACTCTTCTATTAGCTGACCTACGCTGCGTAACGCTTGTGAAATCTCTATCTCTTTACGCAATCCACTAGGCACACATCTCTCTAACTTACTTAACACTTGCTCAATGTGCAATAGTTTTTCGTACTGAGGTTTCATTGTCTCTCTCCTGATACATAGATAGTAAACTCAGCACTATCATCAAACTCTATATGCTTAGTAACGTATTCACTGTTATCCCAATCTACTTCACGAAAGCCGTGTTCGTCTTTAACTTCTTTACCGTTCTTATGTTTCTTGTATATAACTACACGTTCTTTGTACTCAATACTAGGATAGTCAGCGTGTGATACATCTTCTAAATCTAAACTTACACCTAACTTTTCCTTCACTAATAACTCTAGTGCTTCTTGTATGTCATAGTAATCAAATGTTAATTGCATTATACAAACTCCTTAGCTATGTTAGCTATGATATTATCCATGTTCTCTATTGCATCTTTAGGTAACAGTGCTATCGCAACTTTGCTACCTATCTTTTCTTTTAAATGATAAGAGCTAAGCTTTGAATTTAAACTTAAGACTCCTTGATATCTATTTATATCTAGTGCATAGGAAGTGTTACTGCCGTTCCATTCTCGGACACGTTCACAGATACTCTTATGCAGTAAGTTTCTTTTCTCTTCTAAATCATCAATATCTTTACCCAAAGCTTTCATCTGATTAGCATCTGATAACATAGACTCGTAGTCTCTATCATCTTTAATCATCTCTTGTCTCTTACTCTTTAACTCTGTCTCTATCTTATCAGCAATAGTCTCAACGATTGCATCTTGTTCAAACTTTCTTATCTGTGTAGCCATTCTATTTCTCCCACTTATGATTTAAAATTTTGTCAATAGACTCGTTGTGCTTGACTACTATAACTCCATCATCAGGATAGTCTTTATCAAACCAAACAGTCAAGTCTCTTGTGTCTTTATCTATAGTTATATGGTCTATGGTTCTACCATCTATCTCTTGTCCTATCTTTAAGTTCATCTCTACTTCTCCTTATCTTTTCCAAGTTAATTTATAATCTTTATAAAAAAAGAACCCATGTCTCTGTTTACCAGCTACCTCATAGTTAGCAGTAAACTGTATGCTAAGTAACGTATCTACTGTAGCCTCGTACCAAGTGGTATCATCTTCAGGGTATCTAACCATGACTGTCTTGCCTTTAGGTTTCTTCATGTTCTATCTCCTTCCTCAAATTTTTCTTGTTCCTCAATAGATAAATGCATAGTTCTTTTTGCTTCCCAAATCTTGTTCCATTTTTTGTAATCTTTTCTATTACTTTTTTCCCATTCTATATTATAGTGAGAACTTTTAAAAGGTTCAAAAAGTTTCTCTCCTTTTACATGACTTGTTAAAGTAAGTAAGTGTTGGAAACAGTTTCTCATTTTTCTAGAAGAATATCTTAATAATGTTTCCCATAGTTCAAGTACATGTACTCCCTGAAGTATAATAGTTCCCTCGTGGGTATCCAAACTTATCCAATCTTCATACCTATCTCCGTTTATACCTACCTCTATATTGAAAGAATCTCTTCCTTTTACTTCTATTATAGGTCGATACCTTTCATCCTCTAGTCTGCGTTCACAGCATTTACATTTACATCTAAAGGTGTGGAATTTTTTGTCGTGTGTACTTCTCCATTTACTGTTGTATACTCTTGTTACCATTATAACTCCTCCGCTATTGACATATAATAATCATCTCTTGCTTGAGCCTCATCAATCTTTTCCTTTGGAAAAAAGAAACTCTCCACATCAAACCTAGATTTCTCTTTATCCCACCACTTAGGCTTAGCTCTACCTTTCTCCCACTTAGCATAGTGCTTCTCATGTATACAGTAGTTACGGTATGCTTTGATAGGACTTGCGTTCTTGTATTGGTCAGGCATACACTGTGCTATAGGTGTTCTCTCTTTTGTATACTTAATATTATCAGGTTGTAAGAATAAAGCAACACCTAATTTCTCTACACTCGCATGAACTTTACCATACCTATGAGTGTACTCTTCACCCAACGCTATGAAATGTTCATACATCCACCTGTAATTTGCTGAACACTCTCTAGTCCATACAGTAGATGGGTGATTTTTATAAGCTGTTTTGTACAAACCTTCATTGTCTGCCCATTCATTGTCACCATCTAGCTCTCGG